TCTATATACGAATGTGCCCATGACTGGGTATCCCAAGGTAATGTAAATTGTAATGGCATTACCAAATACTACGAGGCATATTATGCAAAAAGTAATTAATGTTTTAGCAGTTCTTTCTTTTGTTGGAACTGCAGGTATCGTCGGAGGCGGCACTGCACTATATCTCAATAAGGATTCTATTATTGAGAATGCTAAAAATCAAATCGCTGCAGCAGCATCAGAAGCAATTGCTGGTGCTCTACCTGGAATGATGGATTCTGCAATGCCAGAACTTCCTTCTGCCACTGGTGCTGCTTTGCCACTTCCCTCTACTACTGGACCCGCTCTTCCTTTCTGATTATGAAAAAAATTATTATGGCCTTGATGGCAGCATTTCTTGCTGCCCCTGTAATGGCAGATCCTATTGGAAAGGATGACTACTATACTAATCATTCAATGGGATGTATGTTGCTCCAAGAATGTATGGATGATGTCAAACAAGTCTTTAGTCTTTTGGATATTTCTAGTGAGTATACCAATACTGATGATTTTTATCCTGTTGCTAACGAGTTCAACACTATGCTTGTTGCCCTTAACCAGGTCGGAGTTAATGTGTTTTTAGCAGATGAGAAATATTTTCCAGTGGGGCATCGTGGTGTATATCATACTGTAGGCAACAATTTTTTCTTGAACAAAACGTTTATGAAACGTCCCCATGTTCTTATGAGTGTGATGCGTCATGAAGGATGGCACGCTGCACAAGATTGTATGGCAGGAACAATTGAGAATAACATGATTGCTATCATTCATAATGAGGATGATGTTCCTGAGATGTGGCAAGAGATGGCACGGAGAGCATATGTTTTACAACCCTCTGCTATTCCTTGGGAGAAGGAAGCAACCTGGGCAGGTAAAACTGAAGGCATGACTCTTAAAGCACTTGAATCTTGTGCTGCAGGAACTATGTGGATTGACTATGAACCAACTCCTATGACCAGAGAATGGTTGGAAGAAAACAATTTTATTTCTAAATAGAAATGCGTTGCTCCACATGGAATGCCAGAGGAAGTAAAAAAAGAAGAAACCAAGAAGAAAGGTATTCTTGGAAAAATGAAGGAGGCAGCAAGTGACAAAGAAGAACAGCTTGATATTCTTTCTACTTTTGTTAGGCTTGGCATCCTTGTTTGGAGCGGCGGAATACTCACGCTGGCGTACATCCAGTTACCACCTGTACTCGGTATTCCAGAGCAAAAACTAGATCCGACTTTTATAGCCAGCGTCTTCACTGGAGTTTTAGCTACGTTCGGGGTTCAGGCAGCAAAGAAAGGTGGTAATGTTAACGGTTCTTCAAATGGTGGTGGTGGCATTACCAAAGCAGATATGGAAAGATTGATTGCTGCTGCAGCACAAACTGCACCTGCTCAAACTATTCGTGTGGAGCAAGCACCAATTAAGTTTATCACTAATGATGGCGAACCACCTGTAAAACCTACCGTGTAATCTTATGACCTTCTTTAAATGGACTGCATTGGGAGTTGGTGGTATTGTTGCCGTAGCACATATTGGTGTTCTAGGGCACATCATCCAAGCAACAAAAACACCAGAAGTTCCAATTATTAATTTACCTAGAGGAGATTACTCTTCTTATAAGATCAAAGCAGGTAAAGAAGGTTATAGTATAGAATATAAAGCAAATGATCCTGCTGTTCTTAATTCTGAGAGATCACTTGACTTAGATAAGAATAAGAAAGGATTCTTTGGTGGTAATAGTAGTGAGAAGAGAACTGAATATAGACGTGATGAATACACTATGGATGGAACTCGTAATATAGGAGGTGCTGTAGACGGCGAGGGAAAGTCTGCAAAAGACATAGAGTGTATCGTGGCGGACGCTGGAGCACGGAGTCAAGGTGCAATGGCAGGAACTAGTATTGCTGCTGGTATTGGTGTTCCTGCTGTGATTGGTATTCCATATGTTGGATGGTTAGCAGCTGGTTGGGTATCACTTTTAGGTGGCAGAATAGGTTCTGCTGCTGGATCTACAGTTGGTTCTATGCTTAATGATTGCTAATGAAATTTGAACTTACTATGGATGATTACACTATCATTCTCAATGCATTACACTACTATAAAAAAGTAGAAAAGAAAGGCAACTTCAAACAATACAATGAAGAACGTGTGAATAAGTTGAGAGATAAAATGGCATACCAATTAATACCTTCCAGAGATTGTAATAGACTATGAATTTATTATTACGCCCTCTTGACTATCCAAGTGATCCTGTATGGTCAGTAATTATTATGACATTTCTTGCTTGTGTATTAGCATTTGGATATATTGTATACATACTAAGAGAAGCATTTGCAGAATTAGAAAATGGCAGGACTGACACCACCGAGCAGGAAGAGTTGTTACAACTTCCGAGTGACGGAGATTAATCGTGTCCTTGATGGTGATACTATTGATGTTACAATTGATCTCGGGTTTGATCTATACAAGAAAGAAAGAGTTAGAGTTGCAGGAGTTGATACGCCAGAGAAGAGGACCAAAAACTTAGAGGAGAAAGAACTTGGGATCGACGCAACCAACTGGCTCAAAGAGAAACTGGAGAGTACTATCGCTGGTGATGATGAGTTGTCTGTTAGGACTGAACTTGTTGGTGGCACTGGCAAATATGGGCGTCTTCTTGGGTGGTTATACATTGGGGACGAGTCTGTGTCCCTCAACGAACAAATGATCGCAGAAGGATATGCTCATGCATATGATGGTGGCACAAAGGATATGAATTTAGAAGCACTACGTGAGATTCGTAGGGCACATGGTACTCTTGTTGAGTAATGATTCCAGAGATTAAAATAGGTAACATAGATATTGGAATAAAGCAAGTACGTAATTTATTCATTAGCGAAACACCTGATTGGTTAAAAACTCCATCACAAGCAGTTCCAATTTACCCACCCGTGTCTACACAGGTGGGTGTTCCTATTGTTAATATACCTGGATGTGTAGAGTCACATAGAGATAGTAATGAGAATCAAACACTGAAGGATGAAGATAAGGATGGTGTCCAGACATTCTGTGATGCTGGAACACCTAATTTTTATCCTATTGATTATGATCCAAATAATTTGGAGTTAACAACAGAGGCACCACCACCTCCACCTATGAAATCTCCTGAGAAGGAAGAGGATACTAAAACAGACAGCGAAGCACCACCAGCACCTAAAACTGATGCCGCATTAGCAGAGTGTCCTACAAGAGAGCAGCAGTTAAAGAATCCTGTTGGAAAAGTATTACAAAACAATAAAAAGATAGTCAGGTATGAGACAGTAGGAAAAGAATGTCTCCCTGTATTTGATAATTTAAATATACCAGATCAGATTGTTGCTAACCTACCATCACCAGGTGCTGTAACTGTTACCGCCTCAATTGCTGTAGTCGCGACGACCTCTGCACTGCTTGCAAAACCTCTTGCTGATCTTTTGTTAAAGGTTGTGAAACCGACTGTGAAGAAGGTAGTAAAGAAGATTGCGACTTTAAGGGGTAAGACGCCCCCGATACTTTCTGCTGCTGAGAGGAAGGCGGAGCAACGGGATCGGAACCGGGCGATAAAGGTCTTACGTTCGGCACTGAAACCGAAGGGATAGAGTGACGATGTTGCTTGACGGTATTGACATTGTTTACTACAACGTCCGCACATATTTTAAAATAGGGGCTTCTAGGATGAAAACTGATTCCCCTTTGCATGAGTTCGCCACAATTCTTCAAACGAGCTATCTCAAAGTCTAATCTTTTATTAGCAATCAATTGTTGCTGCATTTGGATTTGAGTATCTGCTGCTGTCTTACAACGTTCTTGTAGTCCACCATCAAGTGGGAAAGAAAGTGTTGCAGATAAACCAAGACTTGTACTGTTATTAATTGCATCACCAGTTCTTACTGGTTTCCTCCAGAGTTCTGACCCTGGATTATCAGGCACACCATCACCTGCCATTTCCATAACGGTGATAGTCATGTCTGCACCATCTTCATAGGCACGAACAGTCTCACCTTCGGAGTTTGTATATGTTCTATTATCATAATGTGGTGACCAAGGAAAGTTTTTTACTACTTTCTGAGTTTCTACCATCTGACCTTCAAAATCTCTTCCAT